GATAGTATTGATCAGTTCAATGCTGAAGGTGTCAGACAATATCCTTATTTAGGTACGGTACAAGGAGCACAGTCAGATTCATATCATACTTTTGATGCGAGAAGATTAGATAGAGGAGATGATAGATACTTTGCATTGCCCATTGGAGAATATTTAATCTGCATATCTAGTGTCAGAAATGAACCTGTGGATTATTCTGTAGGTATAGTAGTTGAAATTTCAGACCCATTCCCAGTTCTTCTTTTAGAGGACTTCACTCGATTACTATACGAAGATACTGCTACTCAGGATAATATTATCTGTGATACTACTCCTAACTTCACTGGAGATGATGCTCATGACCACTCACTAGCAGAATGGAAATCAGCATGGAGTAGAGAAAGACAAGAAAGTGAACCTTTCCCAGAATTTTTAACAGCTTACACAACCACACTATAAAATGAACACCGCAAAACTTTACAATTTATTGTTAGATGGGAAAGCAAGAAGTAACAATAAAGTAAATTTAACTGAAAAGTTTAAACGCACATGCGAAGAAATGCCTTATCTACCACAATGTAAAACATATGATGCGTGAAATAAACAGGGACCGAAAGATAATAAAAGGCTTATTATCTAATGGAGATAAATTTAAAGTTATTGCCGTACCTTACGAGGATAATAAAACAGGTGCTTACACATGGATGGTAGGAATGGTTGCTTCTAAAAGCAATAGAGCTATTAATGATTGGATAAAAAGAAGAGTAGAAAGAAAAAGGGTTAAGAAATTAAATACTTCTTTACCTAAAAAACGTGATGTAAAAGCACTTAGTATAGCGGTTAACGCAGCAAAAGATTGGGTTGAAGAACTTGAAGAAGGAGATTCTCTATGTTTCAGAGCCGAAGGTAGAAAAAAAGATCAATTGTTTAGAGTATATAAAAGATGGTTTGAAACACATGAAAATATTCCTTGGGTGATTTCCGAAGAACATAAATCATTTTTCTTTTATAAGAAAAGGTCTTAGAATATAAATGTTAATTACATAAAACAATGATTGCTTTAATTAAACCAATATTGATAAAGTTTGCTACTTCAGATTCAGTTAAGAAGTTAGTAATTCAATTACTAGAAAAATTAGTAGAGTCTACTGATACAGAATTAGACGACGCTGCCCTAATAATGGTCAAAAAAGGATTAGGTTTTCCTACTACAAAAAAGTAATAGCTTAAAATTAATGTAGCATTACATTAATACATGGAAGAAAAAGAAGAAAAGGAAGGCATCGAATGGGGTGAACTATTTGGTCACGCTATACGATTTCTGATTTTGACCTGGAGTTTATCAATGATGACTTTAGGGTACATGGGTAAGGTAAGGATTGATGGAGCGTTCACGGCTGGACTCGTCAGTGGGGTGCTAGGAAGCTATGGAATTTCAGTGGGAAACAAGAAAAATGGAACAGGTAATGGCAATGCACCTAAAATAGCTAAGGATACTAAGAAAAATGTATAGTAACAGAGAAAATAAAAGATTATCTATCTTTTCTATCTCTCTTGCTCTTCTGTTAGGTGCATCCAATGTATCCTTAATTACTTATTTAGTAAGCACAGCAAACCATGAAACAATACCTTCTTTCGATATACCAGTTGGTCCTTATACTTCTTATCGTTTAACTGCGACTAAGAATGGATATACTCTTTCTTATAAAGCAAACGATCCAAAGAAGTTTCTAACTCGTACAAGAACATCTAAACCCAAAGGACTCTTTGGAGGTAAGACAGAGGAAGTAGAGTTATACGAAGAGAATACTCTCCTTGGTAAAGGATCTTCTAAAGAAGGAGAAATGCTTACTGATGAAATGATTGCTTGTATAAAAACTGAAGGAGCTGGAGAATCTACTGGTAGATTAATAGGTACATCTATAGGAACAAAAGCTGCACCAGTTGTATCTCAAGTGCCGATAGTAGGCTGGTTAGCTGCTGGTTGGGTTGCAATGCTTGGTGGAAACAAGGGAGCAGATGTCGGAGGAAATATAGCAAAGTCCTTTAATGATTGTTGATTATGTTTGTTAAAAAACTTACGCTTGTTACAGGCGGTTTTGATCCAATACACAGTGGTCATATTGAATACTTCAAAGAAGCAAGTAAATTATCTGACTTTTTAGTCATTGGTTTGAATAGTGACGAATGGCTTATAAATAAAAAGCAACAAGCATTCCAAGACTGGGATGAAAGAGCCAATATTATTAAACATTTGAACATGGTTTCGATGGTAATAGACTGGGATGACTCAGATAAAACTGCCTGTGGAGCCATAGAAAAATGTTTACTAATAGCTGATGAAGTCATCTTCGCTAACGGAGGAGACAGAATAGTTGGCAACACACCAGAGCTAGATGCTTATGGAAGAAACAAAAGAGTCACCTTTCAATGGGGCATAGGAGGAGACTATAAGATAAATAGCAGCTCTTGGATTTTAAATAATTATTATAAAGATCGAGCGATGATAGACTTTAAATAGTCATTACCCATAGATAAAATGTTGAAATATTTAGCATTAGTAATATTATTTTCTTTACCTGCTTCTGTTAGAGCTAATATTTATCACTCAATATCAAGCTCAATCCAACTGGAAGTTGCAGCTCCAGGTTCATTAGTTGAGCGTATTGGAAATTCATATAGTATTTCTGGATCAGGTGTCTCTACAACCGACGGCACTACTACCGGAGCTTTAGGGGGTCTAGGATCTGCGACGGACGGGGTCAATTCCTATACTGGAATTACTGCTTCTCAGCTAACCACAGGGGATGCATATAGTTTTAGTGTTAGTTACACAGCTGGCGATTCCATAGAATCAAGTTTAACCACTGGTGAAGTAAGCCCATTCGGATCGATAACTAGTACCTCTGGAGGCGTTGCCGGAGATTTGGCCGGAACTATTGATACAAAAGGAGATATTGAGCTAACAGCTGGGGGAGCAGGTACGTCTGTGACTGGACAATTTGTGGTGGGACTCACCTTAGACTAGTGAGACGTCTCTTACTGCTATTTTTGCTTATACCTTTACCTTTAAAATCTTCCCCTATAGCTGGAGGATGGACTACAGGTACTATGAATTCTACTACCACTTCCCAGTCGACAATGGTTGAATCGATAGTCTCGAAGGACTATAATTCAGGATATACCTACAGCGTTTCTGGTACTGGCGTAGAGATTCTAAATAACGGTAGTATGATACCAGATGCTGTAAAGAAAACTGGAACTACAGATGGGGTTAGTTATTCATGGACTGGGTTAGATTTCAGTACAAAGCCCACCTTCGTACAGACAGAAAACGGAGCTGCCTTCCAACTAAGCGAGAGTTACATGGGACCAGGGCTCTCCAATGTCACCACCATAAATCGTCAAGTGACCACGGAAAGTACTACCATCACGCAATCAATTTTTCAAAAATAGCTTTATTATTATTGCTTTCCCCTACAGCAGTATTAGCTAATGCAGTAAGTCAGTCCAATACAGGAAATGTAACCAATCAAAATTATAATGTTAATAATAACAGTTTCCATACCAACCAATACGGGGGAAATATAGTTTGTCAAGGAGCTCAAATGAATATCACTCCCTTTTCCTCTTTTAATACAAATTTTCAGCGACCTTTTGACCACAGATATAGTACTCCGGTGTACGACCCAACTGATATTGAAGGAGATTTTGATGATGATGGTAATCCCATTCCGGATGGTACGCCAGACAATCCCGGAAAAATTCTCTTCTGGCAAGAAAACTATTCAGGTACTAACAAGGATTCTTATTCTCTTGGAACAGGTATAACTTTAAATTTTAGTATTCCATTAGATAAAAAACTGGGTAAACTTTGCAAAGATGCGGCTTCAACACAAATCAATATTCAGAAACAGAAATTAAAGAACCTAGAATTAGAGTGGCATGTTGGAAGGGTAAAACACTGCGGACAGCTAAAAAAAGATGGGATCGAGGTGAAATCTTCCTCACCTTTCTTTGAAGTTTGTAAAGATATTCTTATTCAAAAACGCCCTAATCAGATTGAGTCTCATTATCATTCTTTTTCCCCTGAGAAGTAATCTTCTTTACGAGATTTTTCGTCAACCCTTTTATTACGTTTATTATCGCAGGTGAGGTGGCCGCTATAGAGGCTATTATGACTGTGTTTATAACCAATGATGGTTCTGGCATCCAAGAAGAAACATAATCCACATCTTCCCATATGGTTAGGCACTCGGTCTTTGACTCGTTATAGCGGAACTCCTTAATTCGTTCCAAGCGTTTGTCATTGGCAAATGAGCCCACCCTCAGCTTTGAATTAGGATCTGGACAGGGAGGAAAGAATGTTTTCTCCTCTTTCTTCTCTGGTATGTCTATATTTGCTGTCTCTTTAAGTATTACTGGTTCCTCTGTTTTCTTTTCCTTTACCTTATCATTCGAGTAGATCATTTTAGAACGATCAAACTCAATAGGAATTATCTCAGGAACTTCACCCCACGGACACGACCAATAGGTGCCGGTGGGATCTACATTTACAAGATTAGAATTTTTATCCGCATCACGATGTGTCTTATAGCAACCAGGTAATAGAAGAGAAGGTTCACTAAAAGACGGATGAGATATATAACCACCAAATACTCTAATAGGAGGGATTATTTGAACTGAGATATTAGGTATCGATATATCTGGTATGGATATATCGGAGATGTTCATTTAATAGGTAAAGGTACGGACTTTCCTGTTATAGAAGGTAATTTATCTTCAATAGCCTTCGGGAGAGCACTTTGTATATCTCCCATAATTTTACTTTTTATTAGTTTGTCAAAATTACCACTGGTTATATATTTATAAGTGTAAAAACCTCCACCAATAATTCCTACTAAACCGACGGTATTAAAAATAATTAATCCTGTTAGAACCTTTTGAAATACTGAATTTTTACAAGCCATAATAAAACAATCCTGTCATCTAAATTTTACTAAGCAGCCTCTAACGCTGCAACTTTTGCATTTAATTCCTGTATTGCTTTTGCCATTAATGCAACCATATTTCCGTAATGTAAAGCATCTGGTTGGTTACTTTCGTTGTATTCAACAAATTCTGTTAGACCTAAATCATGTATATCTTCTGCTGTAAATCCACCATAAGTTTTATCATCTGCGTTTTCACCAGTTCCATTTGATTTAAAAGTAACTGGTCTTAATTTCAATACTTCTGCAAGACCCCATGATGCATCTGCTATATCTTTTTTATACCTTATTGAAGATGTACTTCTTCTCATTCGACCACTAGATTGAATGTGGACATTTGCAGCAGAACTTGTAGTGAAATTATATGGTGAACCAGGCTCAGTACCTGTAAACATTGCTCCATCATTTCTAACTCTAAATAATTCATCACCATTACTGTCTTCGATATCTAACGCATTAGCACCAGATCCAGTTCCAGCAGCCTTAATATATAATCTTCCTTTGTCCGTAGTTGATCCTATCGAGATACTACCATTACTTAAAACTCTCATACGCTCAACAGCATTAGTATGACCTGATGAAGATGAGGTCATAAAAAGAATACCACCACTTGAGGAAACACCATTTCTTAACTGTAGAGTGTTATTACCTGCTCCAACCGAAGATTGATCACTTCCACCATCTTGTTTAAATACTATTCTTGGGTTGTCATTTTCATCATTGTTATCTGTATCAGCTTCAATTATTAATTCACAGTCACCACTTGTTCCAGATGAAATGTGTAATACCCCATCTGGGTTATTTTCTCCAATACCTACATTGGCTCCAAATGGATTTATAAGAAATTCTTGTGCTATAAAACTACCACCTGATACGGATTGACCTTGAATATAACTTCTACTATTAGTTGTACCAAGCTCAGTTCTTCTTGTAGCATTACTACCATCACTATTTTTAGTACCACCTATATGAGCATGTATTCCATCATTTGAAGTAGCTAAAACTTCTAACCTAGCTGTAGGATCATTAACACCTATACCTACATTTCCAGACGTATCTAATCTTAATACCTCGGATGAGTTTTGAACAACTCTTAAAGCAGTATCGAGAGATCCTCCACCTTGTATGGTGGTTTTTATAGTGCCATCAGTTGTGCAAAATTGTAATCTGCAAGTCTGGGTATTTGCTGTTGGTTCTAAAGTAAATTGTGGATTACCTGCTCTTAAAACAAGATGGGTCTGAGGAGTTGTTGTACCTATACCTACCTTTCCATCCGAAATTATACGCATACGTTCAGATGCATTTGTAAAAAATGCCATGTGATCATCAGAATGGTAATATCTAATTCTTCCTATATCAGCATCAGCGTCATCTGCGAAATGCACACCTGTGTATGTATCATTTGCTGATTTTATTATTAATCTTGCAGAATTACTTGATGCAGTTGATTCTATTTCCGCTACACATGATCCAGCACTTAAATGTAAAAGATTATCTGGACTATTTGTACCAATACCTACTCTTCCAGATGAATCTATACGCATGCGTTCAGATCCATTAGTATCAAAACAAATCGTGTTGGTAAGAAATTCTAAAAAAGTATCATTATCACCTTCATGTAATAATTTTTGCGTAATATTTAATCCATTAGCGTCAATAGAAGCTTTTTCACTTCCATCAAGTCTGAAAGATATTGCACTAGAAGACACAGCGTTGTCTTCATCAACTTCAATACGGAGTTGTGTGTTATCAAGAGTTATTTCACCATTATTACTGGTATCTTCGTCATCAAATCTTATGTTAGGATTTTGGTCACTTAAAGAAAGAGTTCCTGTTGGACTTGTTGTACCAATACCTACGTTTCCAGACGAATCTATACGAAAACTTTCTGCTGCATTAGTATGAATTGACAGAAAATCGTTGTTATGATTGTATCTAATTTGTCCAGCATTAGCATCACCAGAATCACCAAAGTAAATAAAATTATCTTGAACAGTTCCAGCAACTAGGAATCTCAAGACTGTATCATCGCTCGTTCCAGTGCTGCTATTTCTTAATCTTAACTGTGCATCACCACTTGCTGTATTTATATCTAATGCATAAATAGGCGAATTAGTACCGATTCCTACCAGTCCAGAAGATGATATTCTCATTCTTTCAGCTCTTGAACTACCATTAGTGGCACTCGTTTCAAAAGCGATGTCAGTAGGTATGGTATTTCCGCTTACACTTCCATTTACCACTCCTAGTATCATTGCTGTGGTATTTTCCAGATCTGTTCCATCAGATCCAACAAACCTTATTTGGCCTAAACTATCACCATCCGTAACAGCAGTGACTGAACCAACTGAAGCTCCTCTCGTTTTTCCAAGTCTAAGTGACGCTGGTGATGCTGAAGCATTATTATTGATTAATGATATTGAACTACGATTTTGAGATGTTCCCTCTATTTGAAATACTGATTGTGCGGCACTACCACCAACATCTCTCATTGATGTGGAGCCGATTAAAAACTTTTGTCCATCTGTAATTCGAATAGCTTCACTACCAGCAGTTTGTGCTGTAATAGTATTGTTAGAAGGAAATCTGATATTAGTATCTGTATCACCAGAATGGATAAGTTTGTCAGGTATCGTTAAATCACCTGTTAGT